GGTTACTAACCCGGTCCCCACGGTATCTTTTATTATTTGATCACCGTTCAATGTGGTTGGCACCTACATTAACCTGTAGGGAGAGCTACCTAAATATCATAACAATTCGAAATGAAACGATTAAACAGTAATAAGATGGCTATAATAGCTTCACTTATACCGGATAAATCAAAACATCTCAAGATTGTCAGAATTTGGATCAAGTATGAATTACTTTTGGAAATATCCATTAGAAATAATGGCCAAAAGTATACACTCGCTAGATTTAAAGATGCTTACGGATTTCTCCGTAATTATACTTTAAAACTAGAATCTCTACCTCTGAGTTTTACTAAAGTAGATAAACGAGGGATTCCTAAAACCCTATGGCCGTTAAGGCCACTCATAAAGGGTGGAAGGAATGAACATCGTTTAGCCCTATGTATTGCCAGGTGCTATGAGAAAATTTATCTTCCAATTGATTATTGTACAGAGTCTATCGAAAGTCCCACTCGTAAGAGATGGGATGATTCCGAAACAACAAAGTATTTTAAACAATTTTTAGAAAAGTTTTCATCAAAGTACCCTTGGTACTTAGGGACATTAGTAACCCATGACCCTATACATCCAAAAGTGTTTACGACAACTGGATATGGTCCAAATGGACCTTCAGTTGCGTTTTCACATTTAGATGCAAGAGCTGTGATTGATGATGATGAATTATACTCATCTATAAAGCAATTTAATAATGTCTTACGACAGAGTTGGATTACTCGATGGATGGAGAAACACGCATCATACGTTACACCAAATACAGAGTATTTAAACGGTAGGTTAGGATTTACATCCGAACCTGGCGGGAAAACACGTGTATTTGCTATTGGGGATTATTGGAGTCAAACATCTTTAAAGGTTATACAGGATTCCCTGTACAACACCCTAAAACAAATAAGTACGGATTGCACAAAAGACCAAGACAAAGGTTTTAAAACCCTTGTAAAGGAAAGTTTGGGTAAACCAACATATTGTTTTGACCTATCATCAGCTTCAGATAGAATTCCTGCAGAAATGCAAGTTTTCCGTCTAAATCTAATGAAAGAAGGTTTAGGTGATGCCTGGCTATCAATAATGACTCGTCGGAACTTTTATATTAAAGAACGTAACAAATTTGTTAGGTGGAAGGTAGGTCAGCCTTTAGGCTTACTATCTTCATTCCCTTCATTTTCGTTATGGCACCATGACATAATCCAATATTCATATAATATTCATCGAATCCGAAACGGGAAACCGTTAAGATTCTTTAAAGATTATAGATTATTAGGAGATGACGTGGTAATATTTAATAAAGAAGTTGCAGTTACCTACCAACAGATCTTGAATGAAATTGGAATTCCAATTAACATGTCAAAGTCTGTGATTGGTGATGAAAATAACTCCCAAATAGAGTTTACCAAAAGGTTAGCTTTAAATGGGCTGGAAATGAGCTCTGTCAAGTATAATATCCAAAACAAGGACAAACAGGTTTACCTGCTTGATCTTGTCGATATTCTACTCACCAGAGACATTATCCCAGATACGGGCCACCACGGTCTGTGTGATTATCTGTCATCAATAGGTAATAACACGATTTCAATGATGATTTGGTTTAGGTCAACTTCTCCATACCCATATAGGGTTAATGAAGCTCTGTTGATCGACCGTTTAACATTGACCAATATGGTCAAGGTGAAACGACACCAAAACATGCAAAAGAAATCAGAAGAGGTAACTCTAATCAACAATGAAACACCGCTGAATGAGTTATATCCGTCTTCTTCGCTACCTCGTAGTGATCAGGCGCTTGGCTTAAGCGGTCATTTCAATAATGATGCTTTAGAGCTGCACCCAATAGTATGGGCTATAAATCAAGTAGGTTTAGATCTATGCGATAAATTAACTATCCTCTGGGATGAAGCAGAAGAGATTTCTCCTGTGGAATACTTGCCAAATCCGTCATTGAAAGCATATTTTCATGCTCGAAAGAACAAGAATATATACTTATCAAAGATAATCATTGACTCGTTTAACACCTTGTTGAATGAGACAAAAGATGTAAAATGATATTCCAACACTAAGTGTGTTTGTTCAGGGTTAAAATATGAACAGATCATGTCTACATGAGCTATTGCAGCTATGGGCCCCGAAAGGGG